GTCGCTTGAGCATCGATGTCTGTTCCACCTGTGAAAGACAAAGAAACATCGCGACCTGTGATTACTGTGGTTGCCATTTTTTTCCTTAGGTTGTTTGTGTGTAGTAAGTGGAAACTCGAACATCGGACACCAAGCAATTTGATGGACCGACTTGAGTAACTGTAGGTTTTTCAACCGCCTCGATCGTGTACCCAACAGGGATAACGGCGAGGACACTCATGATTAGTTGCTCCAAATTGTCCAGGGATGCTGGATTGGAGTTGTAAGCAACCGCAACTGAAATGACCAAATTGATTTTGGCGTGCAGGGTTGACTTGTTAATTGTTTGTAATTCTAGATAAGGCGCATCAGGAACAGTCACGCAAAATGGCACTTGAGGTGCTTCAGGAACATAGGCATAGACATTTGCTGCCACCCCACTAAGAGCATCGGCTAAAGGTTGTCTGACTGAGGAAAGAATTGTTGATGCGGGCATTACTGCACCATTGTTTCAACATCAAGGTACTGACCGAGCAACCCTGAAACTCTGTTGAATAGTGACCGCCCGAGTCTATAAGGTGAAACTGTTGTAAAATCTATGCCCTCGATTTGTCCACCTGGAGCAATTCGGGATTGGAAAACTTCTACTGCAACTGCCAAAACGGCAGACTCGACTGCTGGCACACCAACATAAGTTGCCGCACCTGAGAGGGTTGCAAGTCCTGATGGGATGACATTACGCTCAGGAATGTCTGCATTGGTGATAGCAACGGTGAAAAAGGCATTGAAATCTGAATAAACTCCATCAATAAAAATGCGTTGGTTTGAGTTAATAATAACATCGTCAAAATCTATGTTGCTTGATTCCAGGATTGTAAATGTTCCGTTGAAAGGTGATCCGCATCCTGTAATGACAACGCTTTGACCCTCTGAAAAAATGTTGTTGCCAACAACGACATAAGTTGCAACATTGCCGCTAAGTTGGACTTTTTGAATTGGAGATGCGTACTTGACAAGCATTGGCAAAATTACTGCCTCGCTAGTATCAATTACATCTGTTAAATATGCATCCGAGTAGAGAGAAACACTAACGCCCAAAATACTGCGCAGTTCTGCAACTGTGACGATCGATGCCATTAGTGTTCCTCTCTGTTAAACGGCTGAGGGGGAGATCGGGAGCAACCTCCCCCCCATGATTAGTTTGTTATTAAGCAACCATGTAACGGTATGCGCCTGCACCAAGTTTTGTTGCAACTGCGCCATAGCCGTAATAGCCAACTTGAACCTGACCTGTTGAGATTAGGTTTGTTTGAAGTGATAAGCGTGGTGATTCGTACCATGTGTAAGCATCAGGATTGATGATGATCATTGAGTTGTCACCTGTACCTGAAAGGTTACGAGCAACGCGTAGGTTGAGTCCTAGCAAGTTTCCGCGAACTGCAGTTGCAGTTAGGTCGCCACCTGCGTTTTGTGGGTTGATTGTCTGTGTGAAAATTGGACGGTTTGATGAATCCACCAAGCCCATTAGCACACCCCATTGCTCAGGCGATACTGCGATGTTTGTCGCAAAGCCTAGTGTGTTTGTGTAAATTGAAACTGCTGCATCTGCAACAAAGTCTGCTGCCAGTGCGCCAGTTGTAAGAGTGCGGTTGCCGCCATCTGTTCCACCTGCGATTAGCGCTGTTCCGACTGCGCCATCAGTTGCCTTTGCATAAGCAAACTCCATTTGACGAACGAGTTCTGCAAAGAAAGCAGGTGATGAACGATCTAGCAATTCTAGTGAGAATGTTTGCTGACCGATAAATTTCTTAACATCAACAGAAACGAACGCTGCGTTCTGATCTGTTTCTGATGGTGTTCCACCTTCTGATGCAATTGCAACAGTTGGAGCAACAGTGATTTTAGGAATCTCGAATGTCATACCTGCATCAGGTAGAGCACCACGAGAAATTGAGTCGATCAATGGACGATCTGCATTTGAAATTCCGTTGATAACTTCTGTAAGTTGACGAGTTGGGACAAGTCCTGCGTTATCTGTAACATCCGCTGCGGCTGCAACGAACATGCGAGATTCCTCTGAACCCATCTTTGCGCGAACTGAGTGCTCCAAATATGAAGCCTTATCCACGATAGGATTGCGAACTGTTGTTGAAATGTAAGGTGCTGTTGCAGCCTTCACTTCAACCTGTGCTGCTTCTACCGTTTCTGCGGCAGGAGCGTTTGGAACGGTAGTGTCTGACACTTGTTCTCCTTCTGTGATTTGATTTGTATTTTCCTGAGATGACTCAGAAACCTCGGGTGTATCTGTTGCGGCGACTTTTTGAACTTCGGCTCCAGGGATTGCGCCTGATGTAACAAGGCTAACCTCAACAAGAGAACTTGAACTGATAGCCATTACCCCATTTTCATTTGACCAGTCATTTACCTGGACACCAACTGAAAAATCTGATCGAAGCCCTGTTGCAGCCTCCTCAAGTGCATCATTGCCTGCAGTTGTTTTTGCGATCTTAAATGAGGCAGTAATTCCTGAATCATCCTGTGACCATTCAACAAGTTTGCCAATTGGCTTTGTTTGCTCATGTTCTAAAACAAGTTTTGTGTCATTGCTAAATTCAATCGAGTTAGGTAAGAACTTTGTCTGCCCTGCTGATGTATTTCCAACGGCATCCCATTGAACTATGCGTCCTGCAATGATGCGAGATTCAGCATCGGATGCAGTAAGTGTAACTGGCATTGTTATTTTCATTTTATGCTCTTTCTCCATTGTCGATTAAATCTTCTTCTTCTTTGATTTGCTCGACTGACATTGCACCGATTGTGTTGAGAATCTGATAAACCTGAGCACGCTCCAAAGCATTGCCGCGTAAAAAGTCGTCAAGTGAAAAGCGAATTTCTGTCGTACTGGCGACAAAATCCGGCATGCTCAACCTTTGTTCAATAGCAGTCAAGATTGGACGAAGTGAAAAGTCAATCAAACCTCTGCGCTCTGATGTTGTGTTTGAATAAGTCATTGAGTTTGTTTCAGCGCTAACAAAGTAGGCAGGCAGGTTGCAAGCGCGAGCCAATTCCAATGCGACATACTGACGAGCCTCATTGAGTTGGAGTTTCGCTGGATCGATGCCCAACGCTTGCAATTCAACATCCGCATTAAGAAACGCGGTTGATTTATTCAAACGAGATGTGCGCCATGATTCTAAAAGTTTAGCAATGCGCTCTGCTGGCAAATTTGTGCCATTTGATTTCAAAACCTGCAATGGAACAGGTTCTTTTGCAAAAGTTTCTGCAGCCTGCTCCAAAGCATGTGCCGCACGAATTGTGCGACCTGCGCGATTAAGAATACCTTCATCCAAACCATAAAATACAACAAGTGAACCAGGCCCTTGATTTGGAACAATTGATCCATCGACTTGATAACCAACAATTTCAGTTTGTAGATGATTTAACTTTTGAGTTACGCGATCAGGAGCAACTCGAGTCCATGAACGAACTCTGCCTGTGTCTCCGTACTGCTCAATTACTTGACCGTAAGCGACTCCATGAAATAATAAATCCTCTGCAAGCCATGCATAAATTGCAGAACCTGGAACGCGAGGATCAGGTTGATTGATTACATGTGGAGTTGGTAAATGTGCGCCATTGAGTTTTGAATACTGCTCCATTGGTAAAGATGCAACTGTTGAACAAAGGATTCCTCTAGCGCGTGCAATTGTTGGAATTGCCATTGCTTGAGCGCGAGTTGCAGTTGATTGTGTAAATACAAAAGGTGAAATTGCTCCAGTGTTATTGAAAGGCGCAGGAGTAGAAGCCGCATCAACTATCTGAGCGGCGGCAGGAGTCTTTGGAATGAAAAAGTCTAACAGAGCCATTAGACAAATTATACCAGTTTGTTAACCAACCTGAATGTCAACTTCTGTTTCGGCGCGTGTCGCAAAATGAGCAACCATTGATGCTGCTACTGCTCCACAAACGATTCCTGACTTCAATCTGCCCATTACCCAACCGCCATCGCCTCTAGGCAGTTTGACTGCTGATAAAACTTGTTTGTTCAACTCCTCTTGATCTTTGTGAACAAGCCTGCTTGCAGAAATGGCTGAAACAAACTCATCGCATGCCTGTTGGTATTCGGCTGATGAAATTTCATGCACTGGGATTCCTGCTGGCAATAATCTTGCCGCCACTGCGGCTGATGTTGTTTTGCTATAAGCAACGGCATTGACTGGATACCTGCGAACCCAGGGAGCAATGTCATTGGCAAGTAGTTTGTCATCTAGGTTGATTGGGTTGTGCCAGGTTTGCAATAACGAAACAAGAAAACGATCAGAATCAAGCCTTTGGCCTGCAACGAGTGAAGCATGTTGTCTATCGGGACTCAAATCGATTGCCATCCAGGTATCTTTCTCAACATCGAGTTTAACTGAGTCATCTTTACACTTTGCCCATTCGCTAGGGATAATTACAGGATTGATCATGTCAACAAATTGACACAAAACCTCTGTCCTGAAAATGTCCTCACGATCTGACAAGGAATCTCGAACATTGTCCTCATGGATTGTGTAGCCCAATGACGGATTGGCCTGATACCACCCTGAGATGTCATCTATAGGCTTTGATGGCTCTGCCGACCACTCGAACCAACCAATTGAATCATCGACTCCCTGAGAGGCTGCCAGGCCCCTATCTCGCAACTTGAGTAAAAGAACCGATTGAGCATGACCTGCGTTTGAATAGACAATTGCTTGAGGATTCTTGTTTGACATCTGAGTAAAGCGCATTGATGACCAAATCTCCTCATCAGTGAACTCACGCAACTCGTCAATGTGAATGACATCAGGGGCTGCGATACCGCGAGCGGCAGAGTTTCCTGCTCGGATTAAATAACGAGCGCCATTGTGAAACCTGATTTCCTGTGATCCTTTGGACTCATACTTTTTGGCAAAGTTAGCCATGAGGATAGGTGAGTCCTCAATCATCTGACCTACTTTAAAAAAGATTTCAGCGGAGGTTGTCAGTTTGTGAGCAGTTGCCAAATGCATCTTCTCATCCAGTTTGTAGATTCCAAACAGAATCCTAAGCGCCATAAATGTTGACTTACCATTCTGACGAGCGATCATGACCCCAACAATTGGGTGAGCCCAGCGACCATCAGGTTTGTACTTCAGGGTTTCAATCGCAAGCAGTTCTTGCCAGGGCAGGAGCGGATAGCCGATCTCCTTGCAGAACTCGATCATCTCATGGCCTCGGGTAGGTAAATCAAGCGGCAAAGAGCGAATCCGAGGTTCTGTTGTCCCCTTAGTTTCCGATTCAAAACCATTAAAACCGATCTCAGCCATTTGAAACCGATCTAAACCGATTAGTCCTGATCATGAATTTTTGTTTCCGTTTTCGGGGTAAAGATAAACAAGGGGGGCTTCGGTGTCGGAGGCTGAAAAAAAAAGCGACCCCC